CAATAAAAAGGCTAAAAGCTCAGAAAAGAAAACTACTACAAGCAAAAAGAGATAATCCTTCAAAGAGAGAAACATATAATAAAAGAATAAACGAAATAGTTGCAAGAATAAGGGTATTAAAGTATGAAAAATAAGCTAATTCTAGCCCTCATATTAGTCTTGTTCTCGGTAGTAACGGGTTTTACTGCTGTACGTTATCTGCTGGATGGAGGAGATATTGTAAGGTTTGATCTGATCACGCGCTATGGAATAGACGATATAGGCATAAATGGCATTACAGGAGATGATACGCAACTATGGCCCGACTATGGCACAGACGCAAATAAAGTATGTGAGGGTAATGATTCAAGACTACCTACCACAGACGAAAAAGCAGCAATGACAGGGGCAAATAGTCCTTCTGCTGCGAATGTGTTTGCCACAGAGGATGATATAACATTAGGAGATACAGGAGTAGAACTTATAACTACTACCTCTCCTATTGATGATGACGGGACAGCAGAACAACCTAATATAATCATAGCAAGCGGATATACTGTTCCAACTGACGCAGAGAAAACTGACTATGATACAGCTTCAGATAAAGTTCTAGCTGATTCGTTAGTCTGGGCTGATAAATATACTCAAGCGGAAGCAGATGCTCTTTTACTAGACAAAGCCGATACTCCCCACGACCATAATAATCTATATTATACTGAATCTGAAGCTGACGCACTCTTACTGGATAAGGCAGACACACCACACGCACATGACGATAGATACTATACTGAAAGCGAAAGTGATGCCTTATTATTAGATAAAGCGGATACTCCTCATGCTCATGATGATAGGTATTACACGGAAACTGAAGAGGATACATGGAGAAATGGCACTACTCAAACAGAAATGGGCTATGTACATGGTGTTTCAAGTGATATTCAAGACCAATTAGATGGACTTTCTGCTGACGATTCTGCTGTATGGGGAAATATTACAGGGACATTATCTAATCAAACCGACTTACAAGCCGAACTTGACGACAAAGTAGCTCTTGCTGATAGTGCATTACACCAACATGTAGAAGCTGATATAACAGACCTAGATAAATATACAACAACAGAGGTAGACGACTTGCTAGATGCTAAGGTTAATTTAACAGATACAGGTGTCTGGGAAGCTGCTGCTGCTGAAGTTAATGCTGATAGTGGAGTTTGGGAAGATAAATATACAAAGGTAGAGGCAGACTTACTATTAGATGACAAGGCAAATCAAGCAGATACACCTAACTGGAATACTGCTTATGGCTGGGGAGACCATGCAGATGAGGCTTATTTCGATACAAGCGTAGATACTCTTGATGACATACCAGACGGAACTACATATAAACGACTTACAGCTACTAAGGAAGCGTATATAGACCAAGATGTAACGAGTGCCTCAAGTCCAAACTTTAGTAATGCAAGTATGACAGGTAATGTTTCTGTATGGACTAATGACGCAAGCTACTTTGATACAGACTTACACACCTTAGATGACATACCAGACGGCTCAACTTATAAACTATCTCATAACGACTTCTCAGACGCATATAAAGCGGAACTAGATGCAGCAACAGCAGATAGTTATTTGGATGTAGGACAGAAAGCAGCGATAGACCTCAACACCGACAAAGTAACTAACACAGACGACCAGACTATTGATGTCTTTAGTATTAGTGGAAATGATATTCAATTAAGTTTAGAAAGAGATGGCGAGGGAACTAAAACAGTTGATATTTCAGGTACAACGGCAGTAACAGCTAATAGTGCAAAAAATACCAATGTTCCTACCGAATTAAGCGTAGGCACAGTAGGAGTAAGCACGGTAGCAATTACAAGTGATGGCGGGGCTGATGATGTTACTCTACCAGCAGCTACATCCACAACAGCAGGTATGTTGACAAAGGCGAAGTGGGAAGAAATAGTTGCTAATAGTGGGAAAGATACCAACGTGTCAACAGCTTTAAGCGAAGGAACTAGAGACGATACAACCTATGGAATAAATTCTGATGGCAGTTCTCCTGACCTTATTCTACCACAGGCAAACACAAACGAAGCAGGTTTACTTAGTGGCACAAAGTGGAATGAGATAGTTGCGAATACTTTAGCTAAACACTCACAAAACACAGACACAGACCTAGACGCAACCTTTGAAGCAACCTTTGTTAAAAAAGCTGATACAGTAAATGTTTTATCTGATATAACTTCCGCAGGTGCAGATATAGAGGACGCAGTAACTAAAAAACACGTTCAAGGAAGCGATACTGCTCTAGGTGCTATGGCGGAAAATATAGATTTAAACGGATATAAATGTGTTAATTCAGACGAACCTACCGCAGACAGCGACCTAGCAACAAAGTATTATGTAGATAATAGTGCAGGCGGTGCAGGCGATATGACAAAGGCTGTATATGACCCGAATGATGACGGGGAAATCGCAGAAGCTCAACTCAAACTTGATATATCTACAATAAACTTATGGAAAAACACCCAATTCAACGCCTTTAGAATAGGCAATTATGAATATATGATAGACGGATATACTAACGACTTTACTGTGGAAAATGAGGGCATAGATGATGCTTTAAGTGATACATATTTATATGACGCAGCAGGGGATTATTATTATCAAGATGCAGGGGTAGGAGCAATAACCGAACTTGACTATTTTGAATATGCCGATGATGATTCTGCTCAAGCTGCTTATGTGAGTAGTGGACATCATGCAATTACTTTTGTTCAAACTGCTCAATTAGATACAGCAGTTAAGAAATGGGGGACTGCTTCTCTATTACTTGACGGAAATTCAGATTATATTTCTTGTGCTGATAGTGCAGATTGGGATGTGGTTGCTTCTAACACTGATGATTGGACAGTAGATTTCTGGGTTAAACACAGAGAGGCGTCAGAAAGCACGGTTATGCACTATGTAACGCACTATGAAGATATGAGTAATTATTGGAGTATTTATTATAATCCTGCAGATGGATTATATTTTTATGTAAAATCAGGTGGGGTTGGAAAGACTTTTGCCTACCAGCTTGGTTCCCCATTTGAGGATACTGATTGGCATCATATTGCTTTATGTAAAGTTGCTGATGAATATGGAATATATAAAGACGGGGTTCAAGTAGCTTATGACCAAAATAGCTGGGTAGATACTTTTTCTGGTTTATTAGAAATAGGGCGTAGAGGCGACGGGGACGCTTATCTTGATGGGCATATTGACGAAATAAGAATACAACATAGTAATTACTTTGGAGCGGCTCCAAATGCTACGCCAGATGATACAATTACGGAGCCAACTTCAGCACATCAAACTGATGGGAATACTAAATTACTATTGCATTTTGATGGTGCAGATGAAGCTCAAACAACATTAGACGGTTCAAGATTAGAAGCATATTCCGAATCCACAATAAAACAACAAGGTTCTTATTCTCTCAAAGGTATAGCAGTAATAACAGACAGCTTAAATGATACTCTCACAAGAACAGTTAATCCGACAGTAGACTTAACTGGTAAAACATCAATTAAATACGACATATATTCTGCTTCAAGAACTGGTAGCCAGATTAAAATAGGCATACATGATTCAGGCGGGACAACAACAGAACATACTGCAAACATATCCTCAACAGGAGCATGGGAAGAACAAACTTGGGATATTTCCGCAGTTACAAACGCAAACAAAGATGATATAGATAGCATTATAATTACAATAGTAAACGCAGACGCTGCAAATACATTTTATATAGACAACATGTTTGGGCAGACGCCTGTAACTGGGGGTGGAAATATGGAGCTTTATACATCTTATTATCAAATAGGACTAGATTCTGCTACTGTAAAAGCAATGATACTGGCTAATAAAGAACCAACAAGTGTTTTTCTTACACGAACAGGAACAGGTACATCATTGACCGAAGGTGTTTTGATTGATTCGGATGTCTATAATGACACATATTATAGTTTTAACTATTCTGCTGATGTATCTGGAGAAAGTTCTGATACGTGTTTACGTTGTGAGGTGGTTTCAGACGATACTACTTGCCATATATTTGGCTTGAGTTTGCTCGGCTTAGAATAAAAAGGAGAATTATGGATAAAAAACTGACAATAGCAATAATAGTAATTTCAATCTTAATAGTAATAATGGGATTGACAGGATGCGCCACATACACAGGGTCAATGGATATAACACCAACAGGCGTAAAAGTAGAGAGCAATAAACCTATGGCCATTACAAAGACAATAGATAAAGACGGAGCAATTACTTATACATATTCTAGTAAGAAAGATTCAGGCTGGTTTGGTAACTTACTTACACTTGTAGGATTAAAAACTATAAATAAATAAGGAGAAATAATATGAACAATAAGAATCCATTATACATAACAATAGCACTTGTCGTAGGGCTTATCATTGGCTCGTGTATAACTCAATCATTTGCAAGGGGTATGAAGAGTATTAGAACCATACCTGAACGCATAGAGTACATGGAAAAGCGCAATAAGGGACTAACAATGAAACAATTTAATATTAGACTAAAAAAAGTAGAGGCTAAAATCAAACAACTTGAAAGGAATAAGTGATCATGGCAAACGGAGATTGTGTACTGGGAAATAAAAACGCAACAAAAATCGATAACTTAAAGGAGGATTTTACTGGTATGAATACTACAATACAAAGGATATTTAATAAGATAGATAATCTTAAAGCATGGGTAGTAGGAACTCTAATAACTTTCCTTACTTCATTATCAGCAGGGTTGATTATTGTTTTAATGAGAAAGATATGATATTTTCACAGGTATTACATAGAAGTTTAGTCTGGATATTCACGCATAAAAGCACAATGAAAATAATGGAAGATACTTTTGTAAAACTTATGGAAGACCCAAAGACAAATGAAATTATGGAACGGTGTTTAGAGCAAGCATTGTTAAATTATGCTAAAAATTCGGGGTATAAATTATGATAATAAATCCTCATAAATTAGATATACCTACATTTGTATTGGTTGATGATCGTAGGGGATGGTTCGGATTTTTGATTAAACAACATTCTAAAGGCAACTATAATCACATTGCAGAATTATTCATGCTGGATATGCTTGCTTCTCAAGATACTGTTGGTTATAGAACGGTTAATATAGAGAAATATCTTAAAAAGCGTTATATGCTTAAATTCTGGGCTTATACAGGCAAAAGACAGGCAGAGCTGGTAGATTGTATCAAAAAGGATTTAAAGTCCTCTGTACGCCAACGTAGGTATGATTTTCTAGGTATTATAGGGAAGTTACTACATCTTAGCTGGATAAACAACCCAAAGACATATTTTTGTAGTGAACGGGCAAGTAAACACCTACGAAGTATAGGAATGAAATTACCAAAACATCCAAGTCCATCAGAATTAAATCAGTTGTTTAAAACTAAAACAAGTATGAAATGTTTAGGCCATTGGTTTAGCGATTAAGTTCTCTGATATTCTAAAGCTAATTTAATCTATCTAGTCCTATCCGCTTTTTGATATAACTTAGGTACTTTTTCCTTCTTAACCAACTCTGTTTCCGTTGTTTTTAATTCCACATTACTACTTGGTGTAACCCCTGCAAACTCATCATTAAATTTCTCAAACCTACCACACCTAACACATCTAACACAAGGAATATCTCCCGTATATCCATAAGGTTGTTTAGCTGTAATCATTTTATATAACTCATAATGCTCACAATCTCTACATTCTTGCATTTTTCTTCACCCCTTTATATTTATCATACACAGCCATAATCAACCCATACACACATAACGGTACAAATAATAATAGTAGCGTGCCTATTAATATGATCGCAAATATGTATTCTAGGGGTTTTATACATAAACTTTTCTCCTCACTAACCTCTATGTCAATCTGGCAGTCATTACACTGGGTTTTCATTTATTCTCCTATGTGTTAGAAATTCTTGTAATTCTGCTTCAATTTGCTCCCAATTATCTTTCTTTTTTGATTTTTTACCCATTGGAGCATATTTTTCAGCTTCCGCTTGTTCTTTTATTGTTTCTTCTAATGTTTTTGTGTATGATTCCATCTCTACCTCCTATGTTATTATAAATTTAATACTCCCTGTGCTAGCTAATAGTTTCTTTGATATTTTTCTGCTCTATCTATTTCTCTTTCTATCCATTCAACCGCTGTTTGAAATGAAACCCCGCCATCTCCTTCAAATAAATCATTTTCGTCTATTCTTAAAAATTTAGTTCCGTCATCTTCTACTGCTCCATATTTTTCAGTAAGATAACTTAATGCTCTTTCTATTGCCCCTTTTAAATGATATTTTCGCTTCTCCATTTATTTTCTCCTTATAAACCTAATATACCCTGTGCTAGTCTTTTTTCTGCTATATCTATATATTTTAACTCCTGCTCTATAAGAATATAATTCCTTCCTGTATTTTGACAAGCTACCCCTGTCGTTCCTGAACCTGCAAAGCCATCAAATATCGTATCGTCTTCATTGGTATATGTTTTAATCAAGTATTCCATTAATGCTACTGGTTTTTGGGTGGGATGAAGTTTATTTTTTTGATTAGCATTACTTATTTCTATTATGTTTTTGGGATATTTATGGGTGTAGATTTTATCTACTAAAAACGCATTACCTGTTGTTTCAGACACCGCCCCTTTATTTTTGCCCCTACTTACGGGTTTATCTCTTATAGTCATAATTGGATTATATGTTACCTTACCATTACCAAAAACAATAACATCCTCAGTTATTCTAATTGGTTGAACTTTAGACAATAATGGACTACCACCCTTCTTTTTATCCCAAACCCAGCAATATTTAAACATTTTCAAGTTACTCATCACCAACTTACTTGTAAAAGGTTGACTAGCAGTCATAACAATAGCACCATTGTCTCTTATAATGCGTTTAAACCCATCCCAGAGCTTATCTAGTGGTATAACTTCTTTATCCCAATCACAAGCAGTCGTATTGTATGGCATGTCTGTTAAAATCATGTCTATGCTCTTATCTGCTATTTTAGGCATTACGTTGAATATGTCCCCACATATCACAGTATTAAGTTTCATAATCTAACCTTCCTTAATTTTCTCTTTTTACTAGGTAGCATACTATCCATTCCCTGCTTCATTATTTCATGTGAGTCTGTTATCTCCACCTCCGTTCTTGGGTTTTCTTTTGAATATCTTACTCTTGATCCGTCTGTACTAACAACTATTTTGCAATTATCATCTTCTATCACTCTATAATGCACCAAAACATCATGCAGGGCTGAATGTAGGTTTGTAATATCCACACGCCTTTTTGTAGGCATATAATAAATAGCCTTAATGTTTATTGGTGTAGAGATTGTTTGTGTTCTTGGCATGAAAAATGTACATTCTGTTTGATAATCTTTGAACCTCTTGCTCGGCACAATAAAAGGAACTAACTTGCCTGTCAATGTTTTCTTTGTGAATATCCGAGAACTATTTTTCTTTGTGGTAGGAGCTATATCTATTATGAATTTCATTTCTTAACCTGAATTGGCTTTTTCTTCGCTATGGCTTTTGCTATATCATATCTACATTCATCTCTTCTTTCTTTTGCTATTGCAGTCAGGAATGGCATATCCCTCAATGCTTTTCTTATCTTATCCTCATCAATCTCAATATCATCTAGCGTGAATAATCCTATCTCTTTGCGATTGTTGTAGATTTCTTGAGATAGTCCTGTCACACTTCCCATATGATAATTAGCAATAGGAATATGATCATCCAACAACTCTAAATACTCTTTTACTGTTTCATTAATCCCCTCTACTATCTCACTCATTTCTTACCCCCTCTATTAAGCTTCTTTTAATTTTGGTTTGTCAAGTAGTTTGCTCATAATCCTATATATTCAAAAAATCTTGTTTCTTTAAATTCTCTGCTTTATGTAGATTTTTGCAACCGACTTCCCAATATGATTTTTTCAATTCAATTCCCTTAAATTTTCTATTCATTAAAATAGCTTCATGTCCAGATGAAGCAATACCTCCAAATGGGTCAAATACAGTCTCATTTTCATTCGACCATAATTCAATGCCCCTGCCTATTGTATCTAATTGTAATGGGCATATATGCTTATCGTCTTTGTTTCCCCTTGCTTTTATTTTATTCAATGTATTGGATTGGTTTATATCCATCCAAACAGGGCTGGCATATCTTCGCCATATCTCATGCGAGTATTTTAATCCTGTTTCCGTTGGTTTGTTTTCGCCAATAAACTTTTTTAATCCTTGTCCGTTATCAATAGGAGCTTCATTGTTGCCTTTTTTTCTGAATGTTACTAAATAATCAGGCAATCCTTGTCTACACTTAGAAGAATCCTTGCATAGTTGTTTATGCATTAATCCCAGCGCCTTTGTTCTTGTGGCTTCAATTAATGGATTTTTCCAAATAGTAACCCTCGAATGATAAATAAAACCAAACGACTGAAACAATCTTATAATGTCGCCCGGAAAATCTTTTATACCAATATATCCGTCTCGTTCTTTCATAGCAGGGATATCAATACAATGAACAGAAACTAATCTACCCGGCTTTGTAATCCTGTTTAATTCTTTAACCAAAAATCCAAATTGAACAAAAAACTCATCATAATTTTTTGAATTCCCCATATCTCTAATTGAATCCGAATAGGTATATAATTCTGCAAATGGTGGGCTAAAAATCGTATAATCAATTGAATCTGTTTCTATTTTAGGAACTTCCTCTATGCAATCCCCTAATATATATTCGTAGTTTTTTCCTTTCGTAGACTTAGTCATGTATTCCTCCTTTTTACTTTTGTTTAAATAATGGATATTATTAGATGATATTTCTTTCATATTTTGAACCATTTTAGATGCCATAATTAATGCTTGTTTTTCTTTTCTGTGAATATTTTTTAAAACAGATCCTTCGGCATTTGAAACAATAATATAAACATTTACTTTCTTCTGTTGTCCGAATCTCCAACATCTACGAACAGCCTGATAATACTGTTCATACGAATCAGAAAGCCCAACAAATACTACATTGTTGCAATGTTGCCAGTTCATTCCGAATCCGCTCAATTTTGGCTTACTAACTAGAATTTTAATATCTCCGCTTGAGAATTTTAACATTGTATCTTCTTTATATTCATTTGTGTGCCTACCTGCTATTTCTGTTGCATTGTTTAATTTCTTAGTAATTTCTAAGCTTTCATCATTTAAATTACACCAAATAAGCCAGCTTTCATCGGAACCGTTTATGAGTTTCGCAACATAATCCGTTCTCTCTTTTATTGATGTTCTTCTTGATTTTTGCCTATCTTGCAATGTTATCGCATCCATAACGAACAGCTCTCCTTCGTTTGGTTTTGCGCATTCAATAATATGCTCATTAATACTTATTTCCGGTAAGATAAAATTATCATCTTTATATCCCAAATCTGATGGTTTTCTAATCATTACTGCCCATGTACATAACCATTTCCAATATTTATTACTTGCATGTCCCTTTAATCTCCATTTTTGGGTTGAGCCGGAATCATGTATAAAAAACATAGCAAGCATTTCACTTCTTGTCATTACCCCTAAAAATTCAGAATGATTGCCAAGTTCCATAAAATCATTTGGCGCAGGAGTAGCAGTACATGCTAGTTTGTATTTAATGTTTTTTGTTTTTTCTGTTATTTCGTTTTTAAATTTACCTGAATACGATTTTAATATCGAAGATTCATCAAGTACAATTCCAACAAATACAGATAAATCAAACTTATGTACCTTTTCATAATTAGTTATATTTATTCCATTAATAACATCATCCGAACTTTCGCAAATATTCACATCAATATTAAATTTTACTCCCTCTCTTTGAGTTTGCTTAGATACCGCCAATGGTGCAAATATCAAAATTGGTTTATTTTCTTTTTTATGAACATGCCAAGCCCATTCTAATTGAATCGGAGTTTTACCAAGTCCACAATCAGCAAATATCGCAGCTTTGCCTTGCTTCAATGCCCATTTTACTATATTTTTCTGAAACAAAAATAACATTGGATTGATTTTAAATTGCGTATCAAACCCAGAGCGATTAGTATTTATTATTTTTGTATTTAAAAATTCATTGTATTTCATTCTTGCCTCCATTACCACACCACACAAATAGTTAAAATTGCAGCCGAAATCCAGTAAATTCCAAGCCTAATATCCTTGTGCCAAAAATAGACTATGGCTGCGCATATATCAAGCACTATAAGCGTATATGGGAATATTTTTGTTATCATGTTACCACGGCAGAGTTAAGTCATTTCTTTGATAATACCAATCACCCCGACTTTGCCTAACCTTGTTGAAGTGTTCAGGATTACCGCTTTCAATATCGCAACCTCGATTCTTTAAATCCTTAATTCTCGCCGCAATGGGAAACATACTCAGGTCGGAACACCCATTATAAAACCTTGCTTTAATCTCTCTTATGATGTCAAAATTTCTCTTTGCTTTGCCGTCTTTTAGAACTTCTAGCAACATCTCGCATTGTGTTAATTTCTTCATATCAATACCCCCTACTTGCTAAAATCTTTTCGCATTTGAACGTAACTCCTGCTATCTTCGCAAGTCCTTTAGTAGCCTGTGCAATGGCGTTTAATGCAGCAATGTTAATCTCTAAATATTCTCTTGGAACTTTCTCTGCGTCAGTTATTTTATCAACAGAATATTTATCTCTATAACTTACACCTTTTGGCTTCTCGATTTTAACCGCAACTACCGGAGCAACAACCTCTACTTCTTCCGCTTGCTCCTGTAATTCCTCTGCTTTAGCGGTTTTACCTTTAGCCGCCCATTCTTCCGCTCTTTTCTCAAGCTGTTTGCGCTTGCGTTCTTCTTCTTCTCTGGCTTTAGCATCTATCTTGCGCTGTTCTTCTCTGCGCTTTGCTTCCATTTTATCATCATAGGCAATCATCGCTGTTTTAATAATAGATTCTGCTTTCTTGAAAGTTTCGAGAGGATTGCGGAATAAATCTTGAAGAGCGGCTTTCGCTAGATTAAGAGGTGCTGCTATCGTTTTACGATTAGCCTCGTTGCTTTTCCATGCTCCCTTAACTATGTCCAGCATATCCTTTGCTGCCTCATACTGCTGTTGTGTATTAATGACTACTGCCTCTGCCTGTCTTAGCATCACTGGCGCATCTTTTTGCGCCTTTATGGCAATAGCTGTGCTGATTGGTTCTACTACGATTTGCTCATTCATCATTTCTCCTCTAATTGTTGGTTTAATTTTTCTATTTCTTCGTTAAGGTCGTTTATTTCGCCATCTTTCTCATCTATTAAAGCACACATAGGACAATCCCTTCCCTCAAACGCTATTTCTTCGTGTGCTGTATTTCCGCCGCTACATACATCCATAGTTCACTTCTCCTTTTGGTTATTATATTTTATTTCTTCCCCTTTGATTTAAAATTAGAAACAAGGAATTTAATCATTTCTTTATTTTCTCCATATAAACCAGAAATTCCTCTAAGTGATTCTCCTAGTTTGTCAATATTCCAAGTTGAGATTTTTCCGAATAATTCCTCAATCTTCGCAAGTTTTTCCTGTAATGGGTTCAACATCCCAAGTAAAATATCTACTTTCAGTTCAACTTTTGGTTTCTCTGCCTCAAATTTTTCCCACAGAGCATAAGAAGCATCTAAATGTTCTTTTGCTGCCTTTTCAAATGATTGCTTAACCCTCAACATTAGCCCACTATATATGGCGGCATCTTCTTCCAATGAATTAAGGTTTGCCTTAAAATCGTCTTGAGCTTCCTTACTGACCTTCTCCATATATTCATTAAACGCTTCTAATCTTTTTTCTCTTTGTGATTCATCCTTTTCGAGTTCTTTGTATTTTTTTGCAAATTCTTCTTCTACCCATACTAATTCTTTACCATCTGACATTTTATTTCTCCTTTATGTTATTGATTTTCTGCCAGTTAACTATGCTAAGGCAGGATGTGAACACTCTAAAATCAGTTCTATCCTTGTATTCTTCCATTTTGTACGTTCCATCTAACAACTGAACGCATATTCTTCGCTTGATTTTTACCTTATACATTTCCTCGTATGCTCCCTGATATCCAACCAACTGCAACCCAGTAGTTTTGGGAATCGTAGTACAGGTTTTAATCTCTATCAAAGCATCTTCCCACAATCTATCCAAACATCCGGCATATTGGTATTTAGTGCTGTAAACTTGCTTCTCAATCTCTTTGAAATCTGTAATGCCAAAATCTCTTTTGAATAGAATCCAAGATTCTAATCTCGGCTCAAGTGCTATGTCTAATGATTTTATGTCTAGCCGATTCTCGTCAAAAAGTTGACAAGCAAGATGAGCGGCAGATCCGAACTTCTTTGCTCGCTCTAATAACTCAGGATTGACCTTGCTAAAATCACTCAGTCCTGCCCCCTGCAACACTTGCGTTACAGAGGGTAGCTTGATGCCGTCTAGTCTATATTCGTGATTGCTCTCGCTAAATGTTAAGTTCATTTATCTATCCTTCCTGTCCGGGTATTCTTTCTTCCTTATCTTCTGTCTTTAACCCTGCGTTCATATCCTCGAGAACTTTAACGAATTCCTTGAGGGCTGGTACTTTCATTGCATTGGATTTCTCATATCCTGCTGCGCCTAGTGTTGCGTAGTATGCCTTCTCGCCTACAGCCTTTTTGAGTTCTCTCGCTTTCGCCAGCAATTCAAAATATCCATCATCCCCGATTTCCTGTTTTTTCTCTACTTCCTTCTCTTTTTTTGATTTCACTTCTGGCTCAGGCTGCGTTGTGTTCTCCGGCTCAGTCTTATCATCTGACAATGCTTTTGGCTGTTCTACTTCCGGCTTTCCGGCATCTGCGTACTTCATAATATCAATCGGTACGTCATAGTCTTTATCTACTGCCGCCTTCATAAGTTCTGATGATACTGGCAACCATTTGCTATGCCTACGGAATACAGTCTTTTTTGCCATCTCATTCCAGTCAGTTTTCCACGGGCCATTGCCAGCAGCTTTTGACCTCTTGCGTATAGCCTCAATTTCTTCTAGGTTCATAACTTCGTAGCTGGATGATCCGTCTTTTAATTTCACATACGAATATGCAGCTATCACGACACCTTTCTCCTTAATCGCTGGCTTGTGTTCAAGATTCCCATTAGTTCCGAAAGAATACTCGAAGAAATCATTTTCTCCCACTACATCAGCGTGTATATCTGCAATCTCTCCGCTTCTGCGAGCCAGTTCTACTAAGCCTTTATAATCAACAATAAGCTGACATTTATTGCCGTATGGAATTAAATGCGCTCTGCGACCATCCGGCTCAAGTCCAAGCGATGAACAGTCCATAAGGCTTTCTGTCAGGCTCTCTTTGGTGCATTGTAGTAGTTTCGGCGTTCTTGTGAAGGCCGTTAGTGCTACTCTCAGGAATCTGTCTGCACTAAGATGTTTAGGCAATGCCATTGCAAACTGTTTCTTTCCTGCTGCCGATGTAACCAATTCCTTGATGCTGTTCGGATCTACTGTGTATTCTTTTGTTTTCGTTACTTCGTTACTCATGGTCACTTTCTCCTTTTTTGTTATTGTTAAATTCTTCTTCGTTAAATTCTGCGTCTACTTCTTCTGCTTTTTTGTTATTGTTTTTAAACCATATATCTATTTCCTGCCCGAATTTCCTAAGCTGCACCTTTTGTAATTTATTCTCTGTTTTAATCTCCTCAATCAATTCTCTTGCTTTAGATAATGACTTTTTTAGCTGTGCGATTTCTTCCTGTAATGTTGCAATATGCGTATCAGATGAATGTTTTACTAAGTTTATCGCTATTTTCATCATGCTTTCTGGTGGACTAACAACTTTTACGCTTTTAACTCTTACCATTATTTATTCTCCTCTATTAGTTTTTTAAATGTTTTATGCCACCCTAATTTGCCACCTTTAAAACCAAGTTGTTTGCATAAATCAGCCATAGCCTCAAGGTAAGTATCTCCAAAACCACACTGATTTTCCATAAGGTCTATAAAATCTGTTCTTTTTGCAGTCTTAGAATTACCATCCTCACCAAGCTCAATACCAAGATACTTAGCATAATGTTCTGCGTCAACATCATCACATTCCCATTTTTTTGCAAGTTCATCTATCCTTTCTTTCTTTGCACCAAGCGACAAAGCCTCAACTAATATATTCCAAGCATCAGCTCTATGCGCAACATCAAGCGACCATGCAGATAGACATAAATCGCTGTCTCTAATATCTACAATAGCGTCTGCTCCAGCTTTGTATATCAAGTCTTTATTCTTGTGTAAATAATACCAACCACCTGTTTTGTTACTCATTTTACTTCCCTCCTTTTATAAACATTACAATTAAAGTCACTATAAATATCACAACACAAATCCTAAAATATATTGTATAATTAGCCCAGTTTACTATCATCTCTTAGTCCTCTTTGCTAAGTAAATTAATGTTCCTATCAATAAACATATTGCATAGCATAGCATATATAGTTCTATCATTTTAAAAGTTCCTTGTTTTCATGTATGTTGCCGATTACTTTTAGATATTTAGGGTTTTCTGTTATAATTTCTTTTTCAACTTTCCCTTGAACGTGCCAATGATATCTCCAACTAGCGTTTTCCCAAACAACCTCAAATACACCTGCTTCTGGTACACGCTCAAAAGCACTTAATATATCCCCACCATAAATCTCTTTTCCGTCTATATCTTTGCGCTCTATGTATTGCCCTACTGATTCAGGGATAACTTCATTCCAAATTAAAAAATTCCTTGCTTTTGATTCGGTCATTATACCACACACACCATTTTCTTTAATATAATAACCATAAACCCATTCTCCATTATCTTCTCGCTTTCCTCGAAACTTAATCTCTCTCATTTCCCCTCCTTAGTTTTATTATTATACCACTCTGCAAGTAGAACCGCTACAATTGGACTTGCAAAACACAATATTGATCCGATCAGCATGCTGTAGCAGATAATTTTTATAATCATGTTATTTTCCTATTATACTTTTTGATATTGGTTTAGCAAAATCTTTCAATGAAGTCCAAATTAAATCAGCACTCCATAATCCTTTTTTATTAACTTCCACAATTTGTTTTTCACCATTTTTAAATCCAACCTTACGCATAATCTTCTCTAGGTTTTCTACACTAGCAACTTCTTCAAGCCATTTATCGTAATCGTCTATGGCTCGGTTATAACCACAATCCTCATGGAATTTAAATCTATCTTCTTTTTTGTTGGGTGTGCTTACAATATATTTAAACTTTTCAGGTCTATCCATAATTATCTCCTATGTGTTGGCTTTTTACCTTTCCAATGTTCATCTAATGCCTCTATTAAATCTTCAAGATATATTGGAGCACCACCACCATCATCCCAAATTTCAGGGATTACCTCACACTTTCCATACTTACCTGTTTTAGATAACTGGTCGGCTATTTTTTTAAGTTCAATTATTGTCATGTTATCTCCCCGCCATTGGAAAGTATGCTAGAAATGCCCTTGCTATCTTAATTTTATACACTATCATCACCAAGTTATAGGCTATCCAGCTCACTATACCCAAGTCAATGAGTTTTTGCATTAAAGGTATCTTGTTGCGACTTCTACGCATTGTGAAGTAAGTTCCGGTGTTCTTCATTATTTTATCCTCCTTAATATTTTAAGAATCCGTCTATGTGGTCTATTTATTAGCATTGCTTTATACCTGTATAGCGTAACAACATTAACGTCTATCTTTCTAGCTACATCAATGCCTGTCATGCCCTTATCTTCAAGCTCTGCGATCCTATCTGCGATTTGTTGCTTGGTTGATTGCATTATGCCTCCTTTATAAAATTATCTGATATCATTCCTTCTAATTTGCGTATTATATGATTACCCACTTCCTGTAATTCAAAAAAAGTGAAAGTATTATTAATCCTTTGTAAGGATTTAGGACGATTATCTGTTTTTTCTTGGTCTATATCATGGATACAACCCTCTACTATTTCGCTTATTTTACTCATCTTACCCCTCCTGTTTTGTTAAATTAACTTTCTTTTATTTTTTATTTGGATTCCATGTTCATGTGCCTTAGCCATTTCACTATTATAAAACATTTTATTATCTGAACATAGCCACTCTGATAATCCTAATGGAGCAGGAACTTCTTTTGGATATTCTGATTTTTCGTTACTCATCTTGCGTCCTCCTGTTTTGTTTAATTTAATCATACACAAAATATAACAAATGCTATAACATATGTCAAATACTTTCTATTATAATAATAAAGATAGTTTGCTCAATCACTATGCGTAGAGGTTAAAAATAAATTGATTTTTTTCTTGACATTGGCGGGGCTATTTTGGTGTGATTGTCAAACTTTGGGGGTCATAGTGGCGAGGCGTATCGAAAGTATGTTTTTCAAAACCGTCATTTTAGTGATAACTCTGGATAGTTTAAATAAAATAACTTGACATTAAAAATGGTTATGGTAAAATGCGGATATGGCAAGGATGATAAAATTCAATGAGCAAGCTCCTCCAGCGTCGGATAACTATATCCGTCATTCCCTATCAATAGGGCATCTTTGCCGGCTGGGGGAGCTTTATTTTGAAAATTATAATGGATGAAAAAATCAAAAACGGTGCTTTTCAAATAGCCAGACAATTATTTGATAGTGAACTTTGGATCGAAAAGCCATCATCATGGAAAATAATTTGGATATATATATTAGGTAAAGTGAATCATCAAGATAATAAACAATTTGAGAGAGGAGAAGGATTTTTTAACTTCAGCCAGGAGTTAAAGCAAATAGGGCGAGATATAACTTATGACATGATAAGGCACTCAATGACTTATTTTAAAAGAAATGGAATGTTGAGCACAACGAAAAGCACAAGAGGAATTATTGTTAAAGTGTTGAAATATAACAAGTTCCAAAAGTTAGAAAATTATAAAATTATAAAAGCACAAGATAAAGCGGAAGCGGAAGAAGTGGAAAGCACTTCCAATAGCACAATCCTAAATTTGAGCACAACGAAAAGCACAATCAAAGCACAAAATAAAACGGTTGTGGAAGAGGGGAAAGAATATATAAAAGATATAATCAAAGCACAACACAAAGCACAACCAAAGCACAATGAAAGCACAACTATAAACAAGAATGTAAAGAATGCTAATAATGTAAAGACTAAAGAAATATATAAAGAAAAATTTAAAGAAATATATAAATCCTATCCAAATAGAGATAGTAAGAAAAAAGCAGAAGAACATTTTAATGCTTCTATCAAGACAGAGAAAGACTGGCAGGATATAAAAACTGCGCTAGTTAAATATAAAAAACATCTTACAACTGAGAAGTGGTTAAGACCAAAGAGCGCATCAACATGGTTTAATAACTGGATAGATTGGGTTGACTATATAGAGCCGACTAAAACGCAAGAAGATAAAAATTGGAACGCATATAATTAAACAAAAACTACTTGACAAATAATGCTTGATTGGTATATTATAAATTATGGCTGGGAAGAAATTCACTGCAAATAAAAACTATCATAAGATTATTAAACTTATAAATTCCAAGAAATATAAAAGCATTGACAATACGAACGTATATAAAAAACAACAAGACTTTGAGAATAGTTTTATATCGTTAAGTTTTAATCCATTGCCTTACAGAGATAAGTTTTTCGTAGATAAAAATAATAGTAGAAGTGATAAAATAAGTAGAGCATTTTTATATTGTTGGAGAAGTTTGACGGAGAATTTAGATGAAAAAACTTTCTGAAAAACAAAAAGCTTTCTGTAGGGAATATCTCAAAGATTATAATGCTACTCAAGCTTATATTCGTGCTGGTTATACAAATTCAAAACATTCTCATATCTATGCTTACAAGTTATTACAAAGTATATACATTCAACAAAAACTGCAAGAACTAACAGCTAAACAAGCTGAAAAAGCTGAAATTACTGTTGAATGGGTTATTCAAGAATTAAAGCAATTATATACTCGTTGTCAATCTTCTCTAACTTCTAAGGGAGCGATAGCAGGCGCAACAAAGCAATTAGAGCTATTAGGTAAACATATTGGAATGTGGATAGACCGTTCCGAGCTTACAATCAACATAAAAGAGGTCAAAGTTATGGTTGTGCAGATCCAGCAGGTAATTTCTAAGCATATCCCGGATGCAGAAGTAAGAAATAGGATAGCAGAAGATTTGAAGGAGTTGGGGTTGTGATATCAATAGTTAGGAAAGGCGAAGTGATATACGAAAGTTGTTTTGGTGAACTTCCTAGAATAGAACATATTCCTCGTATTGGAGAGCATATTGGACTTGCTAAGTGGGACACAGTTTATATTGTTAAAGATGTTTTTACCGTGTTTAGTAATGGCGATAATATCCAGACAATTACAATCGAGGTTGAGATAACATGAGCGCAATATTAATGATATTGGCTGCGGCAAACTTATTAACAGCGTCAATAAATGTGCATGAAAAGAATTACGGAACAGCAACATTCACTTTTGGTGCTTTTTTATTGGCACTGACGTTTTTGATAAAATTAACATGAGCACAAAACAAGAGGATGTAACACACCAACAGGGGCGAGACATTGCGTTTTTGACGGTGTTGTGGAGGCAAAATTATGAACCTACCACCTGAATTCATAGAATATCTACAGGATGAGATAAAACACTTTGACAAAGAATTAATATCTATCCTTGAACTTCCAAATGTCAAATCACTTAGAGATAGGATTAAGAAAGACAAGAGAGATACCGAAGTTATGCTGGCGCTTTATAGGGATATGACATATTGCGATGCTCATATTAGATTAGTCAAGGATGAAATTCGGACTTGTAACGATAAAGCAATGGTATTGCTGGGCCATAGACTGCAAAGAGTTAAGAGAAAATATAGAGATTATCACAGAGATACGAGTTATGATTTATAGGGGGGGGGTAGAAGATGAAAAAATCTAAACTAAAAACAGCCAATAATTATCGCGAAGTTAAAAGATTTAAAGATGGAGACGTAATCTCAATGAAGATTGAGCAGATGACACAAATGGGAAAGTGTGTTGGTTCTGTGGTTGTGAATATTAATAATGCTGTATATTGTTTTGGTACTTATGATGTAAGAATAGCCGCTAAAAAAGCAATTACAAAGTATCTCAAAGAGTATAAGATTAAATGAAACTTAACATATCCGAAGGAATGTTCACGTCTGAAGATGTTATTGCCGCAGAGCATGATCCTATCTGGCTGGTAGAGAACGAAAAACTATCTATCAAGACTAAGCCAGGAGAACTAATCCCCTTTAAACTTAATTCTATTCAAAAGAAGATAATCGCTAAAATCAGAGAGTTACAGGCAGAAGGAAAGCCAATAAGGATATGGATTCTTAAAGCACGTCAAATGGGCTGTTCTACGCTAATTGAGGCTATTATATATGCCTATACAAGTCAAAGACAGAATATCAATAGTTTGATACTTGCAGATGACCTTGACGGTTCTAATTATCTCTTTAATATGTCAAAGTTGTACCATGAGCAAGTTGCAAAGGAATTTAAACATCCATTGCAGCGTAGTAATGAGAAGAAGATAGAGTTTGAGGGCAGACATAGCCAGATTCTAGTTGATACAGCAGATAACCTTGATGCTGGGCGAAAATATACATTTCAAATAGCGCACCTTTCAGAGGTGGCCTTCTTTAGAGATGCAAGAACTTTGATGATAGGATTGAATCAGGCTATCCCAGAGCTACCAAATACAATAGCAATCGGAGAGACCACAGCAAATGGTGTTGGTGGATATTTTTATGAGCAATGGAAGAAAGCAAAGGCTGGGGAGACAGACTGGACACCATTATTCTTTGCATGGTTCGAAGATGATACATACCAATCGGATATACCAGACGGGTTTGAACTAACAGATGATGAGAGAGCAATACAGACTAAGCATGGATTGACCTTGAGGCAGATGTCATGGCGTAGAGATTGTATTAAAAATAAATGTGATGGATCCGTTGATATTTTCAATCAGGAATATCCAGCAACAGATGAGGAGGCTTTTCTTGTGTCAGGTCGTTGTAGATTTAATACAGACTGTCTAAAGATTATACGCAACACAACGGTTAATCAAGGGGAAAAGGGCTATTTGGAAGAGGTTAAAGATACAATAGTATTTAGACCAGATCCTAATGGTTGGGTGAGAGTTTGGAAACATCCAGAGAGGAATGAGCAGTTTATTATTGGTTCAGATATTTCAGAGGGAATAGAAACGCAGGTAGAAGGTGGTAAAAAAAATGACTATTCAACAGCAGAGGTGCTTAATTTAGACACCTTAGAGCAATGTGCAGAGATAAAGTGTCATCTTGAGCCAGATGTATTTGCAGAAGAATTAAAGAGGCTGGGTAATTATTATCACAAAGATATGATAGGTGTAGAACGCAATCATCCTGGACTTGGTGTATTGTTAGACCTTAAAAAAAAATATACTAATTTGTACTATATGGAGGATTTTGAGGAAGCAACACAGACTAGAAAGAAAAAACTTGGTTGGCTTACTAATGCAAAGACTAAGCCTTTAATGGTAGCAGAGGGAGATAGGATTATAAGAGAGGGATTAGCAACAATACACAGCCCAGAGTTATTAAGTGAGTTAATGACCTTTGTTAGGCTTGCAGACGGCAAGACAGAAGCACAACAGGGTTGTTTTGATGACTTGGTTATCGCTTGGCTAATAGCTTTACAATTAAGGAAATATGCCCCTGCTAAGGTAACAGTAAAAGAAAGTAGGCAGCAGGATATGAGTAATAGAGAACAGGATAAAATCATGGAAACCATCCGTGCTTATTAACTTGTAAATTTACAATAAAAGCGATATAATGAACTATGATTAAACTATGTGAATGTGGTTGCGGACAGCCTACTAAAATAATAACGCATACATGTAATAAACGAAATGAAATTAAAGGAGAATATAATAGGTTTATTCATCATCATCACGCTAAGGATGTGAATAATGGAAATTGGAAAGATGGTGCAACTAAAAAAGATTATTACTGTAAAATTTGTGGTAAGAAAATTTCTTACGGAGTTAAAAAACAACAATGTAAGTCTTGTGCTAATAGAAATAGGACTTGGTCAGAAGAAACAAGAAAAAAAATGTTATTAATAAATAAGGATAGAATTTGTTTAGAGGAAACAAAAAATAAAATAAGTAATACAAAGAAAGCACAACATAGAAAATTAACACAAAGTCATAAAGACGCTTTATTTGCTAAATGTCATTTACCGTTTGCTAAGGGCAAGGACAATCCTGCTTGGAAAGATGGAATTTCAAGTTTTAATAATTTAATATGGGGAAGATTATATAATGTTTGGACTAAACCTATTTTTATTAGAGATAATTTCACTTGTAGACATTGTGGAGCAAAAGGAAAACTTACCCCACATCATATAAGAAGATTTAGTAATATAAAAAACCTTATTTTAGTTAAGTATCCTCAACTATCACCACAAATTACAGAAGATAAATTCAAGTTAATTGATTTAATTGTTAATGAGCATAAATTAAAAGACGGAATTACTTTGTGTGAAAAATGTCATCAAAAAGAACATCCTGAAATATACATTAGAAGGCAGAAAACTTAAAGTGAGCTTAATTATAAAACCAAAGCGATTACAGATAAGAGCAATGGTAGGCGGTAAGTGGCAGACAGTGGAACTTGTGAAGGCAAATAGCAAGACTGTTCTTGTAAAGCTAAAAGACGGGAACATAGTTAAGATTAAGAATTTTAAAATAAGTAATTGAAAACGAAAGTAAATATAGTAAAATAAGAATAATTTAAAATTGGAGGATTGTAATGGATAAAAGCCGAGAATACATTTTGATGTGTGAGAAGGCGGTTGAGATACAGAAATCTTATAAAAATAAAATCGATATGGATGGAAATATAGATAAAGAGTGGAACGTAGGAGACGTGCTTTTCCGCTATGGTGAAGTAGAAGTTTCAAGTAATGAAGGAGAATATGGTCTACCAGATAGACAAGATGGTGAGGTTTGGCTACCACGTCAAGACCAGTTGCAAGAGATATGGAGACAGGCAGTAGGATGTTCAGAAGGCAAATCGGCAACTTTTAGATTTGTTACAGAGATAGCTGGATGGCTTTCAAATAGATTATATCCAAGTAAATTCACTTCAATGGAACAACTATGGCTGGCATTTGTAATGAAAGAAAAATATAACAAGATATGGACAGATAAAGATTGGATTCAGAAGGAGAACAAATAATGGAAGAACAAATAGAAGGTAAGTTTTCAGAATCCGAAATGACTGAATATGTTTGTAAGGGTATCAAAGATGCTATTGCAGCAAGAGTTGAGTTCGATAAACTTGTAGACCAGTGGTACAATGATTGGCGTGATATCAAGGGTATTAAGTTGTTCCCGTGGAAGTATGCAGCGAATTTCAGTGTACCTATAACATCAACCACAACAGACAGTATTATTCCACGCATAATAGAGGGAGTGTTTGATATTGACCCTCCTATTCAAGTTAGAGCATTAAACATGACATCAGACCAACATAGAGACATAATCAAGGCATTTATCATCTGGGATATACAAACACATCCAGAATTACATGAGCAAATATGGTATTGGGTGCAGAATATGTGCTGGGGTGGAACTAGCTTTATAAAGAACTATATGGAAATGGAAAGAAAGATTGATAGTGAGGTATTAGATTCTGCTTATATGGTATTGGGAGAGATTGCAGAAGACCCGAAAACAGGTGAACCTTTGATAGTAAATGACCGAAACACTAAGTATATGGAGCTATTAAAGGCTGATAAGGGTATTGAGTATGTTATAGAGAAAGATGTAACTAGGAAGCTACATGGCTGGAAGAAATATGCTCCAAGTGCAACAACAATAGATATTAAAGATTGTATTTTTCCTGCTGATAGTGAGAGCGTAGAAGACGCTTTTGATAATTCTTTTGTAGCTGTAAGGATGTGGAGAACTAAAAATTTCCTTCGCAGACAATTAAAACAAGACAAAAAAGAACTATATAAGAATTTGG